AATTATATTTACTTGGAAAATTTAATGACGATATGGGAACAGATATTGCTAGACTAAAACAATGTATTGAAGATAGAAATCCTCATACAAAAATATTTGCACAAGGTATTGTTAAATTGGGTTCAAAAGAAGATCAACAAATATCTTTAGAATATGATATGATGGAGATGAAAAAAATAGTTCCTGAAGGTTGGCCCACAAATCATTGGATTCCTGTATGTAAAAGTTGTCTTGAAGGCAAACATTTATCATATGGAATGAATCATATGCCTAAAAATAACCTTGTTGATTCTCATGAGCTTGGTCGATATAGTTGTAAAAATACAGGAAAGTTAGATGGAAAATTAGTTCAATGTGGTTGTAATGCTGGATTTAAAGAATTATTAGAAATAATTAATAAAACGGATAATACTTATACTGGTGAAAAAATAATTAGTTCTATCATTGATAAAATAAATCTTCTACGTGAAAGACGTGATTACAAATTCCCCAAAAAGAAGCGAAAAAGAAAAAAATCCAAATAGTAAACATAAAAAAAAGGGATGAAATTAATCATCCCTTTTTTTTATTACTTTTGTATTTCTGTAGATTAGCTGCGTGTTATAGTAATCTTTGCAACTCCTCTTGCATTCCATACACCAATTCCGATAACCTCAAAGATTGACCATCCAATTAACCTGTTGTCAGGATCGTCGGCAGGAAGAACTGTAAGATCAATACGTTGTGGCATAATTGCAAGGAACTTCTCTTCTGTGCATACAAATACTGTGCCAATAGGAACGACACGACTAACGATTATGTCAGCACCCCAAATGGTTGCCATGAGGCCTGTTGCCAAAAGACTCTTCTGAGTAATTGGATCCAACTGGTCTCTGCCCCATTTACGGACATCTGAATAATCACGAGCGTTCATAAAAACACGTGCAACACGAAGGTCATGTTTTTCAATTTCTGCAAATGCATCAACAAGTGCATCACGATCAAGAGAACCAGCAGCGTTCACTGGAGCATTGAAAGGATTACCTGTAGCAGGGTTAACTTGTGCAGTTGCAACATTAAGAGCACTAAAACCAAGATCATCTTCAGTTGCCTGAATTTCCTGTTTGGCCTTGTCCTGAGCACGATCAATCAGGTTGAAACGACGTTCTTTGATTTGAGTGAATGGAATTTTTGGATTTGAACCAATTTCAAATAGAGGAACAAGGATTCTGCGACCTTTGAGAATTGTCTCAGGTGTTTGTCCTTCTTCACCTATTACGATAGCTGGAACATCAACATCTCTGTCATAATATGGGAGTGCACCTTGTGGCAGCGGATCAACTACAGCAGCACGACGAAAAACACCCTCATAGTCCAATCTTTCACGAAGAGGATTCTGCATTGAAGCCGCCAGCTTCATTTTCCCTTCGGCTGTCGTTAGTAATTTACTAATGACATTTTCTTTTTCGGCTTGTGTCATAGGCATGTTAAACATCCTTATGGTTAAAAAAAATTTAAATTAATTGATTTGAAAAGTTTTGATTTGTTTTTCTTTATACTACTTAGACTAACAAGTCAAAACCAAGCCAAGGATCCGTTGCTGTTGGAGCTTTTGAAACGTTACCAACAATTGGTGAACCAGTATCTTCAGTTGTAAGAAGACCGAAGTCACTTACATACAATGAATCACCGGCAGTATAAGTTACGTCTGCCGAATCAGCTTCATTACGAGTTTCATAAAGATCAGTTTCGTACGATCCCATCGATCTCATGAAAACGTTTTTTCCTGAAGCTACAGCAGGAGTGTTTTCAAACGGTGAACCGGCAGCGTCATTGAGGAATGGTCCGACAGGTTTGTGGTTAGCAGAAATACCAACCTCATAATTGTCAGAATATTCAGCAAACATCCCAGCCAGAGCACCGTCTGGTGTATCGGCAGTTATCCTGCTCGAAGTTGCACCAGCCGCACCATAATTTTGACGAGTAAAAGCAGCGGCAGCCAATGTTGACAGAGTATTTCTGTCACCTGGATAAAGGATTCGAAGGCCCATTAAATTACTCCTTCAGTAAAAGTTAGTTGAATAAACATTAAATAATTATTTTTAAAACATCAGGTTTTATGATTTTATAAAAACAAGAGAAAGTTTTTACAAATAAATGAATAAAAAAAAACCCTTACAAATTGTAAGGGTTTTTTATCTTATATAACACTTTACATGTTATTCAATATCGTCAGGTTTTCCATGCCAAAGTTTCTCAAGCGAACTTACTTCATTATCATTTGAGAAATCACCTTGATCAACTACAGCGGCACTTTTATCAAAACCAAAACCGTCAATCATTGAAGCTTTTTTCTCTTCATCTTCGTCATCATCACCTTTTCTCTTTTTCTTTTTCTTTGCACTTTTCTCTTCATCATCATCGTCATCATCTTTTTTCTTTTTCTTGCTGGCTTCAGTTTTTGTAGGCTCTGTAGGAAGTGTCACAGAAGATTCAGACATAAGATCAACCTGTTTTTCTTCATCATCATCGTCATCGCCTTTTGCTTTTTCTTCATCATCATCGTCTTTTTTCATATCTTCTTCATCATCATCTACAGCTTTTTCTTCATCATCGTCTTTTTTCATATCTTCTTCATCATCATCAGGCTGTTTCATAAATTCTTGATATTCTGCTTCAAGTGTTTCAGCTTGCAGTTCAAGTTCATCTGCTTCTGCATCAAAAGCATCAGCAGTTTTTGTGTCACTAAGAGCTTCTGAAGCTTCTGCTGATAATCTTACATCAGCAATTTTTGCCCTTAAAGTTTTAATTTTTACAGCAAGTTTTGCACCTTTTGTGCCAGCTGGAAGATCTTTTCCCTGTGGTTCAATGATATACTTTTCTAATTCTTTCTCTTCATCTTCGTCATCCTTGGGAGTTTTCTTTTTCTTGGCACTTTTCTCTTCATCATCATCGTCATCATCTTTTTTCTTTTTCTTAGCAGTATATCCCATTTCTTTCAGTTCTTTTGCTCCGTCGCCGCCTTTAGCACCATCTTCTTTTTTCTTTTTTGCAGCAAACTTTTCATACTTATCTGCTTTTTCTGCATGTTTTGCAGCAACAATATCAAGTCTATCAGCTTCATCAACATCACCTTCATGTTGAGCTTCTTCTGAAGCAATAGTATTAATTCTTGCCAATCTGCGTTGTCTTCTTGCTTCATGCAAGGCTTCTTTAGGACTATCAAACTCTGAAATTCCGGCAGTTTTTCTCTCAGTAATTTCAATATCTTTTTCGTCAAGATCAACAATATCCGCAACTCTTGCACGAACAACATCAAAATCATCTTCAAGATCACCATTTAAAACTTCCTGTTTTGCAATGGCAAGTCCACGTCTTGCTTTTCTCTCAATATCTCTGTCATTTCTTTCTTTGTCGAGAAGACCTTTGAGATTTGTTGCAAGTCTTTTGAGTTCAGTAATCTTTTTGTCTCTTGCATCAGGCATAATAGAAGTTGGTTCTTCAAAAAGTTCCTGCATATCTTCAACATCTTCCTCGGGAACCTTTTCTTCAACAACTTCTTCTTCCTCTATAACAGGCTTTTCTTCTTCATCATCTTCATCATCATTCTTCTCTTCAGTATCATCACATTTTTCAGTAACACCTGCAGGAAGATCTTTACCCTGTGGATCAACGAGGAATTTCTCTAATTCTTTTTCTTCATCTTCGTCGCCCTTGGGAGTTTTCTTTGATTCCACATCTACTTGTTTCTCTTCAGTATCCGTAGGAATAACATCTTGCATATCAATCTCACAAGCTGTTCGATATTCAAGTTCTTCTAACATCTCGTGTGCAAATTTCGTCGCCTCAGCTGGTCTGAAGGTATCTTCTGAAGCATTAATGACCTGTACCAACTTGTCATTTTGGAAGATAGCAACTTTAGATCCAGATTTGTGGACTTTTGATTTCCAGCTAAACATAGAATTTCCTCCTCGTTAGATTTTTATATGAGTGAAATTAATTTATTACAATTTATGCAAATAACAAATTTCCCTTTATAATTTGGTTGTTCATTTTCCGTAACTAAATCATCAATAGTATACTTCTCATTTGATTGACAATTAAAACAATATAAATCTATATATGGTTTCTCTAGAACAAGACCTTTTAACATTTTAGCAACATCTTTATGGCCAAATTCTTTAATCTCTTTAATTCTGTCTATTCCAAAAGCTACTGAACAAAAATAATCTTCATCTTCTTTATAATCTTCAAATGCTGCAGTAAACATTGGTTTATTATTTAAATACCAAACCCAACGTTTTTCATCTTGTCTAAAACTGCATGTCCAAACAGCTTCTTCTGTGTTATTTAAAGTGGTAGAAATACGTCCTCTCCTTCTTCAGTTCTAAATAAACCATACTCACCATTTTGTGCTGTTGTTACAAATGACAATTCTTCATCTTTTGTGATAATAGAATTTCCACCTTCATCATGCCAATATACACCATCATCATAGTCAACAGGAATATCTCGGCTAACTTTAAATATTAAACCTTTATTTGCATTTTTTAATATTTTTTCAATACTTGCATTTACTTTTTCAACTTTTTCTTGTCCATCATCAAAAATAGAAGATTCAACTTTAATTTTACATTTTGGACAAACAATAACATCACCTTGTCCTTCATCTATTGATGCTGCTTTTAATGTCCACAATTCTTCTTCGTGTTTGCAGTTTGGACATTCAAAATTTGCAAATCTTGATACTTTTTCACCCTTTTTCAAGATTGTCTTTTTGGGCATTTTGTCTTGTTTTTCAAATTCCTCTTTAATATCATGAGGGGGGACTATTTCAATATCAGAATAATCTTCTCTATCAATTGAAAATTCTTTGCTTGTTGATAAATCTTGAATAGGATGATCAAATGTATCAGCTTTTTTCTTTCCAAGTACTTTGTCTATTATTGTCCCAAATAAAACTTTCTTCTTATTATTTTCTATTGCAGTTTTATCAATCATATCATTTAAACTTTGTAAATCTTTATCTGTTAATGTTGATTTACGAGTTATACCATCAAATGTAAGTCTTATTACGCCTTCGTTTGAAATAGAAAGATTTATATCTTTATTATCTTCTTTTGAAGCAGCTTTTAATAATGAATTTTTATCAACTGCAATAAAATTACTCATATTGCTTTCAAGAATTTTTGCAAGAAAATGGTTGCTTACTTCGCTAGACGATAAAACTTTTCTAAAAATTGCACCAGCAAATGCAGGATTTGCAACTAATGATACATCAAAGAATGAATTCTTTTTGCATAATTCTGCAGCTTTTCTTTTAACACCATCTGAACACTCAAACATTCTTCCTTTGCCGTTTTTTATATGAGAACAATATTCAGATGAGTCTTTTGCAACATTTCCACAAATAGAACATACAGTTTCTTCAGTGGTACATCCCATTGATACTGCATTTATAATTCCAGTTTTAATATTAGCTATTAAGTCTTCATGTCTTTTAGCAACAGAGAACAACACATCAATCAGGATAGTATCTGGCAATCTTCTTGCAAGAACATCAATACATTTCCCTTTAGCTCTTTCCACGTTCTGATCATGTTCAACAAAAGTCAATGCATTTTTAAATGATTTATAATCTTTTATTAAATCTGCATCTTTCCATGAATCATGATTATCATTTATAAATTTTTCAGTTTCAGGAGTAATAAAAAAACCATTATCTCCAGTTTTAACTGCTGCCATGATAGTACTATGCACAAATATAAAATTCTCAGAATCAATGTTCCCCACAACAGAATATTCGGCATCTTTGTTTGTTGATTCTTTTTCTTTTGAGGCAGCATCTTCTTCTTTTGCCGTGCTTGATGCAGTCTTTTTAAAATTGTCCCAAGAATTCAAATCATTAAGTATTTCAATTTTAGAAATTTTACAAAGAGTTCCGACTTTGTTGAACAACGTGCACGTCCTTTTTAATGGTTTTCTTACCTGGTTTTTATGTAATTTTGTAATTTTATAAAAACAATTGAAAGCATTTTCTTATTTATTTGAATGTTGCGGGTATTGATGTGTCCTTAAAACTAGGTACACAGGAAGCAATATGTTTACAAACTTTAAACTTTCTTTTAGGGTCACGTATTCTCGGAGGTCGCCCGTCTGAAAATTGCCGTTCGCTATAACCGCCAGCTAAGGCATTGTAATCTGCTCCTAAAAATTTCCAAGCATCACAAGTACAAGACAAACTAATTTCTCGTCCTAAAATTCCTTTAGTTTTTATTCCTTTGCCGAGTAATTGAAATCTAACAGTATTTATTCCCTTACTCCATCTCTCCCCACCTTTCACTTTATAAATCCAAAGGCCTTTTTCTGGATAAGATCTAAATATTCTGGGAATACAGTTTTTTGTGTATTTTTTTGATCGTTCGCTTGTATACTGAACTAATTCTCCTAACGAAATTGCGATTTTGGAAATAACATTAATGTTTGTCGACATAACCAATATTTTTTTTGCTTCAATTTTAGCATTTAACCACCTTGAAGGAGCTTCTAAAAATTCTGGCTCTTTACCTGTGATTGTACTCAAAGAAAGAATCATACCGTTTGCCATACCATGCATATATGGATCACAATTCCAATTACCATCAGAACACTGAATACCAGTAATTTCTTCTAAAGAATTGATTCTATCGTTTACAACTGATAATATGATTTTTTCACTGTCCATTATTATACCTTATATAATATTATCAATGGTTTTTCTTATTATTTTTGTTTTTTCTGGTAATTTAACAGTATCAGATAACTGTGCATCTAATGTATATGCTATTTTTGTCATTTCATTACCATATTTCTTTTTTGCTTTTTCCGTTTTATCATATAATGATCCGCCATTATTGTCTATTTTTGAAGCAAAAACTTGAGGAAGATACTTCATAATTTGACTAATTCTTTCTTTAGGATCACATATCATTAATACACTATCCTCAAGTTTTTGTGCAACCCTTATCACATTTGGATCAATACTTTTTTCTATTAATTCTGTAACCCAACCTTCTCTACTTTTATTTATTAAATCAATCTCGTCAAGTATATCATCGGCTTTATCAACGCTTACAATAGAAGCAACTGATGGGTCCAAACTAGAAAAAAGTTTTGGTTTCTGCATATCACCACGTGGTGGTTTTTTATGTCTTTCAAGTGGGACTTCAAGACTTTTTAAAGTTCTTTCTTTCTTTTTCTTAATTCTTTGCATATCTCTTTCTTGTTGTCTTTCTACTCTTGTCTCGGCTATTTTTTCGTCATCATCATCTTCTTCATCTGCCCCTAGTTTAATTATTCTAGTAGGACTTTTCGATGAAAATGTTTCTCCACCACCACCTTCACCGCCTTCTTCTGGAAGTTTTAATCCTAATTTTTCTGCTCTTGCTTTTGCAATTGCTGGCGCTAATGTTCTTCCTACTTCTTGTTCAACTGACTGCAAGAAACTAAAATGATTTGCATCTAATGGTGTTCCTTCATATTCTTCAAGCCTTGCTTTAACTGTTTCTGCATCTAGCCCAAAACTTTCAAGGAATGTTTTAACATCAATAATTCCTTGTGTAACCATTTGTGAAAGCATCTGTTTATGTGCAGTATCATCAACAAGATTGAGTCTATTCCATTTAATTGCTGGATACAACCATTTTACTTTCTTACCTTTTTTTACAGTTCCTTCTTCATATTCTGCCCAATCATTTCTTTTTGCCATTGGAACAAATAAATTATGTATGATATAATTTTCAATTCTTTCACGATAAATTGAATATCTTTGATTCATTACCTCAAGTGCCGTTTGTCCATTTGCATATGAGCCTTCTCCAAGTAGAAAACTTCTATTTATCATCAAACCAATAAGAAGTTCTTCATTGATCCAATTCCATTCTGAATCAAGTGTCATCAAACCCTGGCTTGTTCCAATTAAATCCCAATGTAATTCAAAATTAGTAATGATTGCATAATCTGGATCAGCAAATGCATTATCTACTTGTTCTCTAATAATGTCAACATCTGCTGCTCCTGTATCTTCTGCCCAAATTAAATGTTTTGGTGTTAAATGTCTCACCGCAATTGCATCTTGTGATTGTCTTAATCTATCTTTGTAAACCAGTGTTTTGAAGTTGCGTTCAATTAATGATGTTCCCCATAGTTCATAATCTGCCATTTTAGATGCAATATGAGCAACATGACTTCCATGATCTGGTTTTGTATTTAATGGAATTTTCTTTCCTGTTTTAACTAATTCAACAACATCTTGTGGAATTGCTCTATAAAGTTGTCCAGTTTTAGGATGTTGTGGACCATTCATTACAATTGTTTTTATGTTTTGATTTGGATCTAAATCAACTCTCATTAAATCAGAAAATTGTAGTTTGTCAATTTCGATATCGTTTGGATCCAATAATGTTAATTTAACCCATCGATTTTGTTTTTCACTCCATTGAACAAATGGAAAAACATTACCTAATTTATAATATTCTACTCCTATTTGAAGTAATTTATTAAATAAATCAAGATATTCTGTTGAACACATTTCTTCATATTCATTTGTTATTTTTTGATTTTTGGTCTTATCTTTTCCTTTTGGTAGTGCCAAACGAATAGTAGAAATAGGTAATTCAGCATGGGCATCAATAGCAGTAGAAACTATAGGATCATATTTATAAAAATATCGACACCAAGCATTTTTCTCTTTAATGTCACGAGGCATTAATAGAGTACTTGGCTCATACTCAGGATGGTAAAAACTTGGCATTGACTCCATTACATTTGCAGAACCACCCATAGAACCAGCAACATTCGCAGTCTTGGACATACGATTGATGATTCTCATCATCTTTTTGTTATGTTTTCTTGCTGGCCCATTATAAAATTCAGATTGAATTATAGGTGAATCAGCACCAAATTTTACTGTGGCTGCGGTTCTTCCATCACTAACTATTCCTTTTGTACCTTTTCTAGATATCATAGATTCCTATCCAGAATTAAAATTTTGAGAATATTTTATTTAATTTTCTTATTGCATCTTTTCTTTCTATACTTCCGGCTCTTACTCTTCTTACAATTCTATTTGATCTTTTTAAATCAGATACAATTGATGCTGATTGAAAAATAGAATCATTAATATTAGCATCAGCAGTAGCAGGACCCTGCAAATTTTCAACCAAAGTTTCAATTTTCTTTAATCTTGATTCAAGTTCTTTTACATCTCCCAAATCTTCTAGACCTTTTTTTAATTCGTCCATTTCTTTTCCTGCTTCATCATCACCTTTATCTTTCGTTTCTCCTTCAGGTGCATCTTCAGGCGGTGGTAAATCAGAATCGCCTGTATCAGGAATATCTTCTTCAGGTGGTTCATCTTTTGGTTCTTCTTCAGGTGGTTCATCTTTTGGTTCTTCAGGAGTATCTTTTTCAGGTTGTTCATCATCTGCTTTTTCTTCAATTTGTTTTTCTTCAATAATTCCCTGTCCTAAGCCTTTTCCTGGACCCATTCCTCTTCCGTGTGGCCCTGTTCCATCAGGTATATGACCGCCTGGACCAACTTGTTTTTCTTCTTTGTTCTCGTCTAATTGTTTCTCCATCTCTTTTAATTTTTCATCATCTTCTAGTGTAGATTCATCAACTTTTGCTTCGCCTTCATCTTCTCTTATTAATTCAGTAATAAAATTTTCAAAAGTTTGACTACCAAGTTGATCAGCTCTTTCTTCCATTCCATAAGGAGCAAGAGCTTCTGTTTCTGGAGAAGCTTGTTTTATTATTTTACCTTCTGCAAGATTACTCATCCAAGCTGGTAATTCTCTATCTGCTGCATGTTTTCTTTCCATTTTAAATCCTCTCCTTATTTTTTCGTTCTCTTTTTTCACGTCTTCTTAGTTCTTCCAAATCTCTTTTTCGCTTATCTGCCATACTTCTTCTTTTTAACAAAAGGCCTCTGAACTCATTTGAAAGAAACATGACTTGTCTATCACATGATATACATAAATCTTTCATTTGCAATGATAGCGTTTTTATATTCCTTAAATAATTGCCGACTGCAAAATCATCATTTTTTATAGATTCTATAGATAAATTTAATTCGTTTGCAGCTTGTTTTAAAGTATTTAATTTAATGTTAATTGTTTTTATATTATCTTGGTTCATCTCGTTAACCTTAGAGAATGAGCTTTATCCAAATTACTGATATGTTTATGTTGTTTTTTTCTTCTTTTATATGCATGAAAACTTTTAATAGTATTTCCACTTGAATTATATTTATTTATTCCATCTGTACCAGTGATTGATGATCCGCTTCCTCTACTTCCATCAGTTAATGCAATATATGCTGCATTAGCTAATACATCCGCCATATCATCAGTTACTACTTCACCCATTTTTGGAGCTTGAATAACAAATTGTCTTTTTCCTACTTTTTTCTCTTGTAAAGATTTAACTTCTTTAATTCCACGTTCATTATTAAATAATTCTAATCTACTTTCATAAACTAATGTTTTTAAAGTATTATAAATTTTCATGTTATAGCCTCTTGAAAATGGAGTCTTCATAGAATTTATACCCATTTTTCTCCACTTTAAGACGGCAGCCGTACTATCAAATTGGTCATATACTATTTTAACAATTTTAAATTTTTGAATTAATTTTTCTATATATTCATGTACAACATTTTCATCAATATATTCTAATCCTTCAAATTCAGGATCTGTTAATTCCCATACCATCCATCTATCTAATTTGACTATCGTTTCCCTTTTTTGTATTATTCGACCTTTTGATTCAACATCTTTATATCGTTGTTCTGGATGAACCATAGCCATCGCATATCCATGATTATTTGCCGAAGGGTCAACAGCTATATAATACGAAAATTGTCCTGTTGGTGATTTTGTTTCATGTTCACTAATAACACATCTGTCAACTCTTTCTGGATATCTGAAAAATCCTGATATAACAGTTGCAAATGATGCTCCAAGCTCTCTATCAAACGATTCAGCATTTCTTCGTTTCTCACTATCAAGATATCCAAATGTTATTGTTTCATTCATCTCCCATGTTGGAAGCTGGAACATTCTCTTATTTTGATCTCCTTCATCATCATCTAGTCTTCCTAATGAATCAAGATAAATATCAAAAAATATTCCACTTTTTGTATATGGAGATGATAAACATAAAATTTTACCATCTAATCCAAAGTTAGCAATAGAAGGAGTTAATGCTTCATAAATTGTGCTACCACTTCTATTACCATTGTTGTCAACAAAATGGGCAAATTCATCTAAGATGGCAACAATTACAGTTCCACCTCTTGCTGATCTAGCCGTACAGGGCAACGATGAAATTAATATTGATGAATGCCTATCAATTTGTTTTCCATGTATTCTTATTTCTTCTTTTAATAATTCTAAATCTTTCTTTGTTCTTAATCTTATTTCATTTTGTGTTTTATCAACATCAATATATGGAATAAACCATTTAGAATTTAATATACGATTCTGTGTAGCTTTTGCTAAAATTAATGCCTGATCAACAGCATTTGCAATATTAGTTATTCTTATCTCTTCACCTTGTGGTAATCCATAATATTTTTGAGGATTACCTTTTACAATTAATTTATATGCCTCATATGAACTAACAACTGATGCAATAAATGTTTTTCCACTTCTACGACCACAAACTAATATTAATTCCAGTGCTGCTTCATAATCATTTGCTTTTAATAAATTTGTACGTTTTTGTTTTATTAAATATTCTGCATATTCTACTTCTGTAAATAATTTTCCTTCTTCATCAAAAGGATAAGATCGAATAAGAAGGTCTTTTGTTTTACCATCAAGTGGAAGACCATAATATACTTTAAGAACAAATCTTTCCACAGTATGAAGAGGCTGATCAAGATAATAAGGATGTTCACAAAATGTTACTATATCAACTTCTTGCTCAAGATCTTCAATCAATATATCTCTAGTTTGTTCTAATAAAATAGTTTCAATAAATGTTTCTGAATCTATTTTACTTTGTCTCAAGTATGTCTCCTATAATCTTTTCATTGACATTGCCAATTTGTGAATATTTTGTGGTAAATTGTTCAAGAAATTTTCCATATTTTTTAAGGTCTTTACTACTAGATGCTGCAACTTCTTCTTTTAACAAATTAACAAGAGTTGGATCTTCTTGTAATATTTTTTTAACCTTTTCAGTATTAAAATTAACCTGTCTTTCACTTAATCCTAACACGTCTGCCATTTGTTGTCTACTTGTATATTCAGTATTATAATCCAAAACCTTTTTAGGAATTTCCAGCATCATCAAATTATTAAGCATTGTTCTCCATGCATTTGTAAGATCTTTATTTTGAATATCTCTTACATCATCTCTTAATTCCTTGAAATATGGATGAAACAATGTCATATATGCAATTTGACGTGTTTTATCATCTTTCATATCTTTAAGATGAGCAAGAATTCTTTTCATTACTTCACGCTTTCTTGTAATAAATCTTCTTGTCTGTTCTGGGTCTAATTCTTTAGATTTTGTTCCTGAACCTGTTTCTGTATCAAAACTTGGATCTTCATATCCTTCACTTTGTAAATATTTTGATGGTTCACTTAAACTTTTTACAGTTAATCCTGTCATTTCTTCAACATATTTTATTACATCATCATGCTCTTTAAAGTTTAAATCTCTATCTTTTTGTACTTTTAAAGGAACTCTTTTAGCTAAAATTTCTCCTAAAAGTAGTGCATCTTCTTCACTTTTTATAAGGTCTGGGTCTCTTTTATACGTTTTTATAAATTCAGATAAAGATCGATTTACAATAGTTTTTTGCCAATCAAATGATCTCATTCCTGTATCTCTTCCCAATGCTTCTAGCAATTTATTAAATGCAAACTCATTGGCACGCAAATTAATAAACTTTATTATCACACCTAAATGATCATCAAGATTAACTTTTTTAAGTATTTCATAAAATACTTCAAATATCCAAGATTTTATGGCATTGAGATCATTAATCGGATCATAAGGCATTCCTTTATTTTTCATGTTTTTAACAAGACTAAAAACTCGTGCATCAATATGGAATGTTTTAACTAAATCTTTAAATGCCTTTTCAAATTCACTTCCACTTGTTTTACTTTGAACAACTTCTACAGCATTTTTTAAATCATCTCCTTCTAATTGTTCACCTCTGAAAAGGTCTCTTATTAAATTTGCAAATTTAGCCAGCATCTTTCTTCTCCTTTATTGTTTTTCTTACTTTATCTCTTATCTCTTTTCGTTTATGTATTTGTTTCCATCTAATTTCAGAACTTTCTCCAACTGTACAATCAAGTGATCTATTTTCGCTTCCTTTTACAATTCCTAAAAAACTTGACATTATTATCTTGCGAAATTTACCACATTCTTTGCATTTAATTTTTTTCTTTGAACCAACAGGTAGAATTTCTTCTATTATGGTATTACAATTTCCACAATAAAATTCATAAATTGGCATATTAATCTCTTTTAATTTAATTTATACATAAACACGAACAGTTGTCCGCCCCTTATATCTTTTTATTAAACACCTAACACATAAAACTTCACCATACATTACTTCAATTATTTCTTTGGATTTTTTATCGACAGTTTCAACTTTTATTCTGGCAAATTCTTCTTTTTCTAACCTACAATCAGAACATTTCATTTTAAGATACCTTGTTTTTTAGTTCTTTGAGACTTTTTACTGCTTCTCCACTTCTTTCTCTATCCTTTGAAATGCCCTTCATTTTTGAATTTTTTTTGGTCATCTCCGTTTTTATTTTATATTCTTTTGTAGACCATCCTTCACCTTTTAAAATAAAATTTCCACCTGTTGAAAATATCTTTTTACATTTTCCTTGACATTTGTTGCACAAAATTTCTTTTTCTTCTGAAATGCCGTGAAATTCTTCTTGAATATTTTTACACTTTGTACACTTATAATCATATGTTGGCATTTATTTAATCCTTTCTAAATATTAATCTTGATTTAATATTGTATTACTATCTTTAGTATTTTTTTATAAAAACTTTTGAAATTGAATTAAATATATTCAAACAATACTATTATCTATCCATTATACTATGTTTATAAATGCTTAGGAAACAAAAAAGGGGCAAGAAATATTATTCCCTACCCCTTTAATTAAAAATGAAATTGTATATTTAATCACATTTTGTCCACCCACATGATATACATTTTTTACAACCTTCTTGATAAACTAATTCCCCTTTGCATTCATCACATTTATCAGAAGTAATAACCCATTCACCATCTTTAATATATTTCTTCAATATTCTAGAAACACTTCGTCCAAAACTAACAAAGTTTTTATCTTTTGATAGTTGATCAACAAGAAATGATAATGGAACTCCATGTCTTAATGCAGTAGAAATTAAACGAGAAAATGTTCCATAATCTTTATCAAAAATGGAACCAATATCTTCTATCATTGTTTTTTGTTCACCATTTTGAACTATTAAATTATATCTTCCTCTCTTGGCTTTTCTTATTATTCCTACTTTGTTTTGTTTTAAATCAATCTTGTTTTCTGGATTATGAGTAACAAACATTTCATATAAAGTTCCATTAAGTTTTCCAACCAAAATAATATGTCTTATACCAGATACACTTATTTCATGAATATCACATTTCAAATCTTGTGGTCTTTTTGGAGAACTATTTCTTTCAATATAAATTGGCCGCGCTTCAGTCATTTTAGTGCAATTTGAATATTCAAGTATCCCTTTTAAACTTCCCTGGGGATTAAACGAAGTAAATCCTTTTAATCCCTTATCATATGCAGTCATAAAAAGATCTTTATATTGATCAAATGTTGTATTTGGTGGGAGATTTAATGTTTTAGAAATACTATGATCAATATATTTTTGAAATATTGCTTGAATATCAATTGCATCATAAGGATCAATATCTACTGTTGTTACAAAATAATCAGGAACCTCAGGACTTTCTTCTTTTATCATTTCCTTATATTTCAACCATGCATAATCATAGACAGCTTCTTTTTTTGTTTCATCTTCATTCCCAGTTCTGACATTTCTATGATATTCTCTTTGAATTATTGGCTCAATTCCACTGGAACAGTTATTTCCAACGGTTAGCGAAATTGTTCCAGTTGGCGGAACAGTTAACATTTGAATATTTCTTAATCCGTGTTCTGCTATTTGTACTTGAATATCTCTTGGAAGATTTTTAATAAAATTTGCTTGAAGTAATTTTTCATTATCACAAGCAATAAATGCACCTTTTTCTTTTGCTAAATCACATGAGCTTTGATAAGCTGTGTCTCTCATTATTTTTCCAATTTCATGAGATAATTTTTTTGATTCTTCACTGCCATATTTCATTTTCATCATGACAAATGCATCACCTAATCCAGTAAATCCTAATCCTATTCTCCTCCACTGCCTTGAATTTTTTTCTATCTTTTCAAGAGGATACTCTGCAACATCCAAAACATTATCCAAAAATCTTATACCTATTTTTATTAATTCTTTATATCTTTCAAAATCAAACTGTGCATTCTCTGTAAAAGGATCAACAATAAGTTTTGAAAAATTAATAGATGATAAACAACATAAATTATAGGGGGCCATTATCAGTTCTCCACATGGATTTACACAAGATAATTTTATAGCCCACCATCCATTATTATATCTTTCAGCGATATCCTGATTAAAGATTCCAGGCTCATTATGAACATATGCATTTTTTACAATCAAATCATATAATTCTTTTGCATGCATTGTTTTATATACTTTACCATCAAATTTTAATTCCCATAAATCATCATTCTTATATGCATTTACAAATTCATCTGTCATTTTTACTGAAAGATTGAAATTACTTAGTTCTTTATTTCTATCTCCCTGTTTTATTGTAATAAACTCTTCAATATCAGGATGCGAAACATCCATTAATGCAATATGTGCTGCTCTTCTGAATCCACCTGTCTTTATTGTTTTAGCCGATTGATTAAAAATTTTAAGAAATGATATTGGACCTGAAGCTTCTCCGCCTTTTGTTAGTGATGACCCTTTGGGTCTTATATTTGAAATATCAAAACCTACACCTCCGCCAACTTTGCTTATTAAAGCATCTTCTTTAAGTGAATCAAAGATTCCTTCCATTGAATCTTCAATAGCTATTGTAAAGCAATTATTATAATTTTTTATTGGACTATTTGGTCTAGCATTACTTAATATTCTTCCACCAGGTATAAATTCTCCATCTTTCATTGCATTATAAAATTTATCTCTAATTTCTTCTTGAATAACTGGATTCTCAACACTAGAAATTTCATTAGCAACACCAAGGAAAACTTCATTTATAGTTTTCTCATTTTGTAGCATGTATTTTTCTTTAAATAATTCCTCACTAATTGATTGTAACCATTTCCATTCCGTATCTACCTTATTTGATTCCATTGCTAAGACTTCCATTTATCACTCCGTATTATATAAAATGAAGAATTTAAAGAAGCAAATTAATTTACAAGTGGCATTCTCAGATTCATGTAACATATAGGGAATTTTTATAAAGAATTAAGAAAGAAAATATAAAAAAAATAAAAAAAATTATTCACCACCTTCATCATCATTTAACTCAGATCGGTTTGCGGATATTACACGTAATGCGAAACCCAATGCGGCTGATTCGCCCTTTGTGAAACGAAATCTCTCAATTTCACCACCTTGGACGATATTTCTAATATGTAATTCTGCATCATACCACTCTCTCAATATATCATCATCTTTGTTTGTCATATTTTGTCCTTTGTTAATAAAGATGTAATCTTGTATATTAGTATTTTAGTATGTTTTACATAACTTTTTTCATAAAAAAACCTACGGATTATTAAAAATCCGTAGGTCATTACCTACTTGCATTTTTATATTTTTTTACTTAATTTTTTATTTAATTATAGTTGTCCAATTACTCTTGTCGAACCAGGTATGCGTTGTCCATCGCCAGAAAGAAATCTATATCCTGGCGCTTCCAAGGGACCACCAGTTGTGAAAGTAAGAATTCTTGTTTCACTTATTGCGTAAGGACTTACGGGTGCAGAAGATGAACTTCCACCCTGATCATTGATTTCATACAAATCTTTTGGAAAATTAACTCCAGCGTCGTGTATAAACTTTTGTTTTAATGGCATATAAAATCTCCTTTATAAATACTGGAAAACCTATTATTTTCATTTTATTTATTTTAGTACATTTTATAAAAACTAGAGAAATTTATTTAGACAAAAAAACAAATAAAAAAGGTCATCAATACTTTCATATTAACGACCTTATATAAACAAAATAGAAAATGTTTTTTATTTTTTTTTATCTATCTTTTATCCTGTCCATATAAATTGTGAAATCTTTCTCAATAAAATCTTTATATAAGTCATAAACACACAGCATAGGAATATATGCGATTATGCGA